TAATAATCTGGCTATTCTTGAAAACGCGCGACAAAAAGACGGGGATGTTGAAATAATGGTATAATAGGATTGAGGTTTTAACATCTAAAAAAATCGCAAAATGAAAGAACTTAGAACAATCTCAAAAAAAACATCATCTTTCAGGGTGTGCGATGATCTCGCAAATTCTCTTTGAAATGCTGGATGATGAGAAGGTGAGCTTTTCGGATGTTTGCCGGGTCACTCTCGCACCCGACCCGACCGTGAAGGACAGGTGGTTTATTACAATTACTTATTTATACCAAGAATATGACGAAGAAAAAAACAAAGGCGATGGGCAGACCGGTCAAGATACACCCATTCATCAAGGCGACTAGAAAGCTTTTGAAAGAAATTGAGCATGATGTCTTTATTTTTACTGATGAAGAATTGTTGAGACAGATCAACGAAATGCTTGAGCCAAAAGACCGGATTTGTAGATCGACTTTCCAAAAATGGAAGGAAAAAGCACTAGAAAAGAATGGGGAAAAAGCTATGCCTGTTCACTTCAGGGACTTTTTACACCTTATAAAAAGAGCTTTGGAGCAAGAAAAAAGAGAATTGTTTATGCTTTTGAGGACTGATAAAAGAGCCTGGCAACGATGGGCTTGGATTATTGAGAGAAAATTTAGTGAATGGAATTTGAAACAAATGAGCGAGGTCGATCTAAAAGGGAAGGTCGATACAGTAACCACGATCAAAATTGTAAAACCGAAATAATGGAACTTGAATTTGAACCCACCAAGAAGCAGTTCAAGGCTTGGGAGTATTTAAACGACGGTGAAACAACCGAGCTTGGTTATGGGGGCGGTGCGGGAGGTGGTAAGTCTTGGCTGGGATGTTTTTGGCAAGCATCAATGAGAGAGGCGCACAAGGGGACTAGAGGATTACTTGGGAGGCGTGAATTAAAGAATTTGAAGCGGACAACCATCACGACCTTTTTCAAAATGGCTGACTACTATGGCTGGGTAGCAGAAAAACATTTCACCTACAAAGAACGGTCCGGGATTATCGAATGGCACAATGGAGGGGAAATTTTATTGATGGATTTGGGATGGATGCCGAGCGATCCACTTTACTTGAGGCTAGGAGGGCTTGAGCTTACAGATGGATTCGTTGACGAGAGCAATGAGGTCAAACCGATGGCTATAGAGATTTTGAAAACAAGAATCGGGCGGCAACTCAATGAGGAATATGGATTGATCCCAAAACTACTCGAAACATTCAATCCGGATAAAGGGCATGTCTATACGAGATATTACAAACCTTTCAAGGATAAGAATTCACCAAGACACAGGAGGTTTATACCAGCTTTGTCGAAGGACAATCCTCACTTGCCGAAATCTTATATCAAGCAGTTAGAAAATGCTGACGAGATAACTAAACAAAGGCTTTTATTCGGAAACTTTGATTATGACGATGATCCGGCTGTCCTACTTGACCACGATGTTATTCTTGATCTCTTTACTAATACAGCAGAGGAAAGCGAGGAAAAATTTATCAGTTGCGATGTCGCGCGAATGGGACAAGACAAGACTGTTATTGCGTATTGGGAAGGGTTGCAATGCAAGAAAATAGACACCTACGCGAAAACAAAAGTGAACGAAACGATTGATTTCCTCAATGCTTGCTGTAGAAAGTATGGGGTACGAAGATCAAATGTTGTGGTCGATGAGGATGGTGTGGGCGGCGGGGTTGTCGATGGTTTAGAAGGTTGCAGGGGGTTTGTGAATGGATCAAAAGCGATCAAGCCAATGGGCTTAACGAACGTCCCAAATTACTCTAATTTAAAGACCCAATGTTATTTTGAATTTGCGCGGCTTGCAAAAAATGGTAAAATGGGCATAGAACAGATTGAAATTTCAGACAAGGAACTCTTAATTGAGGAGCTAGGACAAATTAAACAAAAAGACCCCGACAAAGATGGCAAAATATCACTTATCGGCAAAGACGTTATCAAAGAAAATATTGGAAGATCACCCGACCTTTCAGACGCTTTGATGATGAGGATGTATTTTGAAGTGAGAGGCACACCAATATTAACACCTATATTTGTATGAAAATTCCAAACCCTTTCACCGGGAAGACTTTATATCTAGGTAAAAAAGATGTCGGCGCAGCAAAGCAAAGGCTTCTTTACGGATTCTATCAAAATGCAATTGCCGGGCTTACCGGGACGAGGGTAAACTTTGACACCCTTTATCAGCTTTACAACAAGCTAGTCGATGTGAACCAGGCGGTAAAGAAAATCAGGAACGCAACGGCGAAAGATGGATTTAAAATTGTCGATAAGAACGACCCAAACAAAGAGGGAGACAGCCAGCAAACAGAAATTGCGATGAGGGTGTTAGATCATCCTTTATCCGGGTTTAACGATTGGAAAAATACCTGGGTTAGAGACAGACACGTTGCAGGGAATTATTACATGTTGATTGAAAAATCCGCAACTGGTGAGCCGATAAAATTAACCCCGATCGACCCGAGGACGATGGTTGTGATTGCGGATAAATACGGCGTTGTGTTGAAGTACATACAGCGAATCATGGGGCAGGATGTGGTTGAGTTTAATCCGGATGAGATAATACATTCCGCGATGGATCAATCTACAAAAAACCCATTGCTAGGAGCTTCACCAATTGAAACGATAGTTATGGAAGGGCAAACAGAGCTATCCTCTCAAACTTCAAACCTTGCTTTCTATGAGAATCATGGAGTACCTTCACACCTTTTGATTGTTGATGGTGAACTGACAAAAGATCAGCACAAGGAATTGAAGACACAAATGGAGGAAAAGTTTAAGGGATCGGAAAACAGGTTTAAATCAGGAATAATCCCGTTTATTAAAGATATTAAAACAATCACACCATCTCAAAAGGATATGCAATATCTCGAAACTAGATGGTTTACTACAAAGAAAATTGTTGTTGCCTTCGGAGTCGATGCTTTCATTCTTGGATATACGGAAAAGGTGCAGCGTGGAAATGCTGATGTCATTTACCGGATGTTTTATGAGAATACGATCCGACCACAAGAGGTTGAGTTTGAGGAAATGGTAAACCGGGACTTGTTTCCGAAACTTGGACTAGATAAAATTAAGCTAAAAATAAAACTTTCTGACTACGACAACAAAAAGGAAGCAGCCGAAATTAGTCGGGCTGATGTTATTGCCGGGATCACAACTATCAATGAAGCGAGAGCGATGAGGGGACTGGACGAAGACGAAAACGAGCTTGCCGACGAGCTTTTGTTTCAGGGCATGATTATCGACGATGTAGGAGAAGAAATGAAAGAGGTTGTTCAAGGGGTGCAGAAAAAATTAGCTAAAAGAAACGAAAAATTGTATAATTTACTTGACGATGATTTGCCCGTGCTATGAAAAACTCTTACTCGACACAATCGTTAAAGCCAATGTGCGACCGCAAGGTCGAAGGTTGCGAAGACGAGAAAAAGCCCTACAAAGACAGATTAACGCGGAATTCTCGAAGCAAGCGAAAGCCGTTATCTCTAAGACAAACAGGCTACTCGGTAAAAAAGCTCTCGACGACGACATAGACAACATATTCGACAACTTGGACGATGCTGCGATGATTGACGACATAACGGTTGCGAGTGCTGGAGCGATGAAGATGGGAGCAGATTACAGAATCAAAAAATCGAAACTCGGACAGATAGGTATAGACTTTTCACTTGATCATCCACTAGCGAATCAGTATTTAGAGACAGACCGACCCCTTGTGCTTGCCAAAATGACGCAGACGACCAAAGACCATATTAAGCCTTTAATTCAAGAGGCTGCGCGGTCTGGTCAATCGCCTCAAGAATTGGCAAAACTCATAAGGGAAAATTTTGCGTTTTCTGAGAGTAGATCACTAATGATAGCGACAAATGAGATTGGGACAGCGTATGAGTACGGGAATTATGTACCAATGACGGACGCGAAAGAAGCCGGGTATGACGTGAAGAAACAATGGCTTACGACTGGAGATGCGCAAGTTACAGACGAATGTGCAGCGAATGGGGATATGGGATGGATAGAGATTGACGAGCCGTTTGAGTCCGGGGATGATTCAGCGCCAAGAGGCGATCACCCGCGATGCAGATGCACGACCTTGTATGAATATCAATAACATAATCATAATGAAGGACATTCAATATTTCCAAATTGGATTTAAAACCATCCCGCGCGAAAAGAAAGCGGAAGGCGGAGAATCCCTTGAAGGTTTAAAAATATCAGGCTACGCATCTACTCCAACAAAGGACAGATACAGCGATATTGTTGAACCGGAGGCTTTTAGGGAGTCGATAGTTACGAATTACAAGAACAACCCTATTATTCTATTCCAGCATGACGCGAATAGACCGATCGGGAAGGCAGTTTTTATGAATGTAGATAACAATGGGTTATTTATAAAAGCGATCATATACGACAAAGAAGTCGCCCAAAGGATTGAGCAGGGAGTATTGAGAACTTTCTCTATAGGCTTTATCCCTAAAAAAATCCGCTTTGAGGATGAGAACGGAAAGATTCTTGATCCGGCGAAGGATAATATCTGGGACGAAAGCGTCAAAAGAATCATTGAAAAGGTTGATCTTGTTGAAAATTCTATTGTTAGCACCCCGGCGAATCCTGACGCCCTGTTTACTATGGAAAAATCAGTAAAAAGCTTTTTCTCTAAAATGGAAAAGGCTGAACTTAAAAATATCAATAATCCTATAACTTCAAACGATATGAAGAAAAAAGAAAACTTACTAGAAGCAAAAGACGAGGGAGCTGTTGAAGAAACAACCCCAGAATCTACTGAAAACGCTGAAACTCCAGGTGAAACCCCTGAAAGCGTTGAGGAGGCAACTCCCGCAACTCCTGCTGATGAAACAAGCGGCAAGGAGGAAGGTGCTGAAACAAACACCGATGAGGAAGCTAAACCAACCGAAGGCGAAGAAGTGGAAGAAGAAAAAGAGGAAGAAAAACCCGAGGAAGCAAAGGAAGAAGTAGAAACCCCGGAGAAAGAAACGGAAGAAGCTCCGGCAGAAGAAAAGGTGGAGGAGGAAGCCCCTACTAAGGAGGAGGAAACTCCCGAAGAAGCAGAGGAGAAATCCCTTATCTCGAAGATAATGACCAAAGAGGGCGCGGCTGTTGCTCTAAATGCTGTTATGGCATTACAAGTAAAGGTCGCTGAATTGGAGGCTATTATCAAGGAAACGCCGACAAAGAGGGCGCAAGCTTACTTCGAAAGCTCTGTCACAGCGCCGGAAGGTAAGAAAGTTGGCGTGGATTCTTCTATCAAAGACGAGAAAGAAGAAGAAAAACCAAAGGAAGACAAGAAAGGGTTTATCGAAGCCCTCCAAAAAGCTGCTGTTTAACAGCAAAATATTATTACTAACAAAAAAAACAAATGGCTAAAATTTCATTTGAAGATCTGATCGGACTCGCCGGGCTAGGCAAGGTTGACGCAAAGTCAATTTCAGAAGATCAGAAAAAGAAAGATATTGTGAGAGCAATAGGAATGGAGACAAAAGCTGACGAAGTGTTGGGAACAGTAAACAACACTAATTGGTACGATGCTTATGGTATGATAAACGATATTAAGGACTTGACTCCAAAAGTCGGTAAAGTGCTTTCAGCGCTTTCTGGAGGATATGAAGGTAACAATCTCCCTGTTAGTTACCCAATCCCTTACGATATTACTGATTACTATATGCAGGGGAAGACAGAGTGGGAAGATGAGACACGACCAACAATCAACGCTAGAACACAGACAGATAGCAAGGGAACTCTAGCGCAAGAGAAATTGATCCTTGAATTTGCTGTTTCTGACGCTGTGATTAAACACAGCACAGATAAAGGACTTTATGAGAAACTATTGCAGAAATTGACAAAGACCTTCACGAGAACAATAGAGGGAATGATTATCAACGGAGATTCAGAAGCGGGAGCGACTGGAAATGTAAACTCTGACGATCAAGCCCCTGCGACAACCTTCGCAAGTGATGGTGGAACCGCTTACCATGCGACATTGCTCGATCATGGTATTAGAGAATCGGCAATCGGTGGAAGTGGCACAAAAGATGTCGGTGCGTTTGATTCTGATGACATGCTTTCAGTTTTGAGATTACTAGCTGAAAGATACCAAGAGGAATTCGACGACTTGCTATGGCTTTGTAACCCATCAACTTACTCTGCACTAGCAGCAGATGATGGATTCAAACTTGCTAGCTCGCTACTCGGAGCTGGAGCAATCGAAACCGGAGTAATTGCTAAGCCTTGGGGAATAGACATGATTTCGACTCCTCTAGTCCCTAAAACAGAGGCAGATGGTAAAGTATCTGAAACAACACTCTCGGACAGTTCGCGCTTGTTTACAAGCCAGCTGTACGATGGGGTTACGGGCAAGACTTCTTATTAGAAGTTGAGCGTGTGCCTGGTTATGGATTCCATATGGTTGCAACAGTTGAGGCAGGATTTATCCTACTTGATCAAGCGAACGTATCAGCAGCAGGAATCAATGTGACAATCACTTAGTAGAAATTTGACTTTTAGATGGTGGGTCGGGGAAGCCGACCTACCTCTAAGAATCCAATTTATAACCATAAATAATATGAAAAACTCGCAATCGTATGTATTGATTCAATACACAGGTGAGAAATCGGAGCGCGCTAGGCTAGAATCTGGTGGGGACAAGGTAGTTTTCGAAAAAGGCGATGTACAATTTGCATCAGCGCAACGCGTGAAGCAGCTTTGCGGGGTCTATAATTTTGTTCAAATATTCCCGCTAGACATTACTCCGGCAATTCTAAAATCAGCTCAAGGAAGGTTTGAGAAAATGAGGGTTGCGATGGAGAAGTTGAAAAAAGAAAAAGACGAAATGGACAAAAAAGAAGCTAAAACAAGAGAGAACGAAAGAGAAATGAAAGACGAATTAAGGGCTGCAAAAGACAAGTATAATAGTAGACAACTCGACAACGACCAGTATCAAGCAGAGAAAGAGAAGATCAACGCAAAATGGGCGAAAATCTTTGCTGGGAAAGCAATCAGATTAAAAGAGCCTTTTGTTAAACCTGACACAGAGGAAAAGGAAGTCGAAGTTGAAAAAGGGGAAGTTGAGATTGAACAAGACGAGGACGATGGTGAGCAGGACATTACAGAAGAAGAAGCGAAAGAGAAAGAAGCAACGAAATAATAAAAAATATCCTTTAAAACAATTAAATCATGGGTAAATTAGGTGGAGCGAAACAAGGTCGCGCAATTGTGTCGGCTTTGGTGGCTATTACTACAGCCGGAACAGCCGAGGCATTATCAGCAAGTCACAAATACGTTGAATGGGTTGTAATTCAAGCATTGCAGGGCAATACTTCGACGCTATTGGCTGTTGGGGAATCTGCGGTTGTTTTAGCAACTGGACGTGGGACTGTTTTGGGGAAACTCAATACTGTTACTCTTGAAGGAGTTTATCTTGATGAGGTTTATGTGGATGTAGGAACGAATGGTGATGGTGTGGCGATTGTTTACAAACAAGCTCAAGTTTAAACTTAACCTAGATATAAGATGGAGAAATTTATCAAAAAATTTGCTCTTGGAGCAATAGCGTTGTTATTATTTAGCAACACAGCCTTTGCCGTTGGATTAAACACAAGTGTCGGCGTGCAAAGCTACACAACCCTCGAGGGGAGTGTAAACGTAGTGCCGATCGATACGACATACGAGCAGGGATCGACCTCTACAAGATGGGCGAAAATGTGGACTGTTGACCTCGATGTTTTCGGAGTATTTACTTTTGGAGGCACGATGGGATCGAACCTGGACATGGACGGTTACAATATAATCATGGACACAGACGGTGATTCAAGTTTTGTAAACGATCGAGGTGGAGTTGTCAATGACGATGAAATTGGCATA